CGGTTTATTTATCGCCAACGGTGGCAGGTGGTTTAACATCTACAAAACCTCAAGCGCCACAACACACGGTTTACATCGGTGTTTGTGTCAAAAGCAACGCTGGTTCGGGAGAATTATTTGTCAAAATTCGCAACGGGCAGGAATTAGACGAGCTTCATGATGTACGTATAACTTCGCCAGTTGACAAGGCATCTTTATATTATTCTGGTGGATTATGGCGCGATACAACGGCAGCCCTTTTAGTAAGTGATACGGCTGCAATGTTAGCCAACTATGCAACCAAAGCATACGCGGACACAACGGGTAGATTATATGCAAGACAGGATTATAGTACAGGCGTAACAACGTCAACCTTAACTTGGACACAAACAGACACTTTAATTCCCGGGGGAGTTACTTTTATTCAAGTGTATCGCAACGGACAAATCTTATTACCTTCTCAATACACCGTACCAACGTCAACAAGCGTGGTTATTTCAGCTTCATCATTCAAAGTTAACGATAATTATACGGTAATTTTTCCCCGTGGTGGTGGTGCAGGTTTGGGTGGAGGATCGGGAAGCCTTACCTCAATTTCAGGTGGTACGGGAATACTTGTATCACCTAATCCAATCACAACCACGGGCACGGTGTCGGCTGATTTATCTGTATTAATGGAGTTAACAGACACATCGTTATTAAATCTTACTACAAGATTTGCATCAAAATTAAATCCATCTGATACTATATCATTATCAAATAGAATAGATACAAAAGGCACAGGCACTGTTACAAGTGTAGGTTCAGGCTTCGGTTTACTCGGTGGCACAATCACCACGACGGGAACTTTGCGTTTAGATACAGCCACCATTTACGAAAGGTTGCAGGATTCGATTAATGTAGCTATCGGAAATGATACCATAAAGATTTTAAAACAAGAATATCAACCAGCTTCATCAAGTGTTTTGACGTGGACGATAACACCAAAATTCCCTATTCAATTAAAGGCGTATATTTTGGTTTTTAGGAATGGACAACTATTGAATAACGACCAATATAATTTAACGGATACTAATAAAATTACCATTGTTTCCACATCATTTAAAATTGGTGCAAATTACACCGTAGCAACAGTTAGCGGTATTGGTTCAATAAATACAGGTGTGTTTCCAAATCCTATTTACCCCGACGCAGGCATAGCCTTGTCAACTGGTTCAACGTGGGCCTCATCTATTCCTAATAATTCAAGTAATTGGAATACGGCATTTACAGATAGATTAAAATGGGACGGAGGTAGCACTGATTTAGTGTCATCTACGGGGCGAACAAGCCTTGGAGGTACTACCATTGGACAATCAATGTTTACCTTAACAAATCCTTCGGCAATAACTTTTCCGAGGTTTAATGCAGATAACACTATTTCAGCTTTAACGTCTGCTAACTTTAGGAGTGCTATTGGTGCAGGTACTGTCACAACGGTAAATGCTTCAGCTACTTCGGGCAATCCAATTTCAATAGACAACAACACAACTACTCCAACCATAGAATTACTAAGTGCTACAAGTGCAAGAAATGGGTATTTAACTTCAAGCGATTGGACTACATTTAATAACAAACAAGCCGCTTTAGGATTTACGCCAGCAAATAGCACAATCACCATAGGAACAAGCGCACCATTACAAGGTGGAGGCAATTTGACGGCTAATAGGACATTATCTATAACACAGGCAACAACCTCGGTAAATGGTTTTTTAACATCAACTGATTGGAATACCTTTAATAATAAAGTAAATATATCCGATACGTCAACAATGCTATCACCGTATTTTCGAGATGCTGATACATCTTTATTAAATCTTACTTCAAGATTTGCGGCAAAACAAAATAATATTACATTAACCACAACTGGAACAAGTGGATTAGCTACATTTAATGGCACTACTTTAAATATACCTAATTACACAGCATCGGGAGGCACCGGCACTGTAACAAGTGTAGGTTTAACCGCACCTTCTATATTTAACGTAAATGGCTCACCCGTTACAACAAACGGAACTTTAGCCCTTAGTTATAGTGGTACTGCTTTACCTTTATTGAACGGTGGCACAGGCGCAACAACGGCCGACGGGGCATTGACAAATTTAGGCGCAACGGCTCAAGGAAAATTATTGTTTGGGATTACAAATACCGTATCTGATAAATTTATTAAAGTTAATACAGATAACACAATTAGCCTTTTAAATGCAGCTGATACCAGAACGGCTATTGGGGCAGGAACGGGAACAGTAACAAGTGTAAGTGGAGTATTACCAATTTCAGTATCTACAGGAACAACTACACCTGTTATAAGCATAGCAGATGCGTCAGTTGCAACGGCAGGCGTAATGACTACAAATGCACAAGGATTTATTGGTGATAAACAATTTTATAGTCCAGTTACTTTTTGGGATATAGCTTTTTTTAAAAATTACACCTATCAGGCGACAAGATTAGCAGGACTATCTTCTACAGATAGATTTGCTACAGTTACATTAGGTAGTGGTTTATCTTTATCAGGTGGCATATTAAGCGCAACAAGTGGAGGCGTTACAAGTGTTACAGCATCTACTCCTCTTTCATCTTCAGGAGGTGCTACTCCAAATATTACTATTACAGATGCTGGAGCAAGTGCATCAGGTGTAGTTAATACAACTACTCAAAGTTTCGCAGGAAATAAAACATTTACGGGCACTATAAACGTTTCATCTACTGGAACATTTGGAGGCAGGGTAAATACGCCATGGTTAGAAAGAACATATACAAATACTACAAGTTCTTCTTTTACAGTTAGTGTAAATACAACATGGTTAGATATAAATACAAGTGTACTTACTACCTTAACCCTTCCTAACGCAGCTACATATCCTGGCAAAGAATTACACATTCGTCAAACAGGCGCAGGTTCATTGCAGTCAGCATCACCTAATATTATTCCTTTTACAGTACCTCCAACCGGTAGTACAAGTACAGGAATTTTACAACCATCAACTAATAGGGCTGTTACGCTTGTTAGTGATGGTACAAACTGGGTAATAATGCAAAGAAGTGGCAATTAATCATAAAAAACATAAACATGAAACAACTCATTTTCCTTTTCCTCTTCCTTTTGCCTTGCCTTGCATTGGCACAGTATCCAAGCAATGGCAACCAAAAGATAACACTCGGTGAACAGACGAGTGCCGATGGGCTTATTTTTCGGGGCGTGGCGGCTGATACTACCTTGACTGTAAAGAGTGACACAGCTGCTTATTTTGTTCTTGATACGGCTAATTTAAATCTATATACTTACAAGGCTTCGGCAACGGGTAAAAAGTGGATACAGTTAGGTTCAGACACAACAAGCCTAAATCTTGTATCTCGCTTTGCGGCAAAGTTAAACATAAGCGACACGGCTTCGATGCTGACACCTTATTGGAGGTCAGGTAGATTTAGTGGCACTTTGCCTGTTGCAAGTGGGGGAACGGGACAAACAGCTTTTATAAATAAAGCAGTACCATATTCAAATGGCACTATCTTAATAAGCGATACTTCAAATTTATCTGTTAATACAACTGGAGGAAAAGTTAGAATAAATAATATAGATATTGGCAAAAGCACGGGAACAACGACTGGAAATTTAATTTTTGGAAATGGAAATTTACAAAAAAATACAACTGGTAACACTAATTTAGCATTTGGTAGTGGCGCTATGTTTAACAATACAACAGGGACTGAAAATGTAGCAATAGGAAGTAATGCTTTGGATGCAAACACAACGGGTCAATTTAACATTGCTATAGGGTCACAATCATTATTAAAAAATATTTCATCTTTAAGAAATATAGGTATTGGAAGAACTTCATTAGAAGATCATAAAACAGGTGACGATAACATTGCTATTGGCTATTTAGCAATAGCAAATGACACTATCAGTAGCTTTAATTTAGCAATTGGAAATAATGCAATGTCAGCTATTGTTGGAAGCGCATCAAATAACACATCTATTGGTCATGGTTCAATGCTTTCAAAAACATCGGGAACTGGCAATGTCGCTTTGGGTCATTATGCTGGTTATTTAAACACAACGGGCTCAAATAATATATGGATTGGCGAAGTTTATACAGGTTCTTCAAATACTGCATCAAATGAGGTAACCGTTGGTAATTCATCAACTGCGACCTATAGAATTTTTCAATCTGCATGGACAAACGTATCTGATATAAGAGATAAAACTGATATATTGCCATTAAATTATGGCATGAATTTTATTGATAAATTAAAACCAGTTTCTTTTGTTTGGGATATGAGGGATGGAGGTAAAATAGGTATTGAAGAAATTGGTTTTATTGCTCAAGATTTACAACAAGCACAAATTGATTTAGGTATAAATATACCTAATCTTGTAAATTCTGATAATGAAAATCAATTAGGAGTTGCAGCTGGTAATCTTATACCAATTATCATAAAAGCATTACAGGAAGCAAATGAAAAAATAAAGTTACTTGAACAAAAAATTATTAATCTTGAAAACAAATAAAATGAAAAAAATACTTTTTTTATTCCTATTTCCTTCTATCATTTATGGCCAAGATATTTTATCTGATACCATTTTTGTAAGGAAAACAAATAATACTTACTTTGTTGTAAAACAAACATTGTTTACAGATAGTAGTATTATTGAAAGTGTTGATAATTATGGTGATAGTATTTCTGCAATTAAAAGAATAGTATTCATTGCAAATAACTATTCAGATAAAATTGCACAAATAGCAAGAGGTTACATTGGTAGAGGAAAAATTAATAATTTAATTAAACTTGAAAATGACCTTCACATTCAAATTTCTGGTAAACCTATTTATACATCAACGGCAATTAAAGATTCAATCAACTTTATAGGCGATTGGAAGTTAAATTTTAACGGTGAAATTATTGATGGTGTTATTGAGTTAAACAACAACAAGCGTTTAATTTTCAACCCAGACAATGGCAAGGTTTATTCCATTTCAACCAATCTACTTTTATCTACATTTACCAATCAAGTTTCCTTTGCCTTTAACGGTGTTAAATACGACTTGTATAAATACGCTGATGGCAAATTTGCAACCGTGGACGGTAATGTTAGGTTAATAAAACTTGAATAATGAAAACAACCTTAATCAACCTTTTGCACCTTGGATGGGAAAAAATAACGTATGCCATTTGTTGCGGATGGATATTTTCATTCTTTATCCCTATTAAGGGATTCTTAATATTTACAATTTTTGTAGTTTTTACGGACATGGCAACGGGAATCATTGCAGCAAAGAAGGAAGGGCAAAAGATAAATAGTCGTGGACTTTACCGTACCATAGAAAAAATAATAGTATATTTTTGTGCTATCCTTATTTTTGAAGGTGCAAAAAATACTTTTAGCCTTCCTTTCAACATTACATACATGGCGGCGTTTTTAATTGCAACCGTCGAATTATATTCCATTTCAGAAAATATAAAACGTATAACAGGTGTAAATCTTGGCGTTTTAATCACACGTTTTTTTAATCGTTAAAATAAATAATATGCAGACTAATTTAAAAGAAGCCTTAAAAAGTGTTGATACAATTAAATCACCTTTAGGCGATGTGGCTTGTTATAGTTTCAATTTTGCGGAATTGACGCAAGATATTTCAGTCCATTTAGAAAACAACGAAATTAAATTCACATGGCGCGAATATATCCAGTTGGCTCAAATCATTTGGGATAAAATCAAGGAGACAAGCCGCGAATGTGCAGGAAAAGAAATTGAGGTGAAATTACCTGCAAAGCTATCTTTGATTAGTGCGGCTTTTGCACTCATCGGGTTTAAGTTATAGGCGCAGACAGATTCGCTACCTTATGCGGCTTCAGGGAGGTATATTGATTTATGCCTCCCTTTAAAATTGTAAATTATGAATAAAAATGAATTTTGTATTTTCTTAGATGCTGGTCATGGAGGTATTAATCCTAAAGTAAAATTACCAAATGGTTATACGACTTATCCTGCTAAATGTGCGCAACACAATAATGGCACTTTTCATTCCTATGGATGGTTTTTTGAAGGCGTGTTTAATCGGGCTGTTGTGCAATATATTGAACAATATTTAAATGATTGGGGATTTGTAACTATGAAAGTTTACGATGAAGTCTTAGACACATCACTAACTAAAAGAGTAAATAAGGCAAACTTTGCGGCTAAAAATTATAAGGCATCTTTGTATTTAAGTATTCACGGGAATGCAGCGGAAAATAAAAGTGCTAGAGGATGGGAAGTGTTTACATCACCAGGACAAACCAAATCTGATATTTATGCAGAACTTTTATTTAAGGAGGTAAAATCAAAATTTCCTAATTGGATTTTTAGGCCTGATACAACCGACGGGGATCACGACAAAGAAGCTAAATTTCATGTTTTAACGCAAACAAATATGCCTGCGGTTTTGTCTGAAAATGGTTTTTTTACCAACTATCACGATGCTAAATTAATGTTTGATACAGAGTTTCAAAATAAAATAGCTTTATGCCATGCTAGGGCTGTTGGTGATTATATAGAAAAAATAGGTTTACTAAATGCTTAAATAAAAAGGGGGCGACGCAAATGTCACCCCGATATTACCACTAATTAACAAAATGTAATCAACCTAATTTATAAATTTATTAATTAAAGTTAACGCTAAATTTCTAATATTTTCACCATCTGATTCTTTGTAAAATTTGTAGGCTATGGTTATCATTCGCCCAGGCTCCATCATACACATTGGTGGTCTTTCATCTTTCATTAAGGGCTCAAGATAAAATTTAAGGATAGTTAATTTTGCTACCGTACCTTCAGCATATCTGATAGGTTTAGGATATTGCTTAGAGATTTTTTCAATTTCCTTCCATGTAGCAACGCTAATGCCGTCAATCATTTCATTATTTTTCTTCATTTGTCTTTGTTTTGCTTAGTTCCTCAATTAAATCATCTGCAAATTCTACTGCTGATATTACACAATAGGCGTATTCCTTATTATTATTTGCCAACAAGCCTTGCAATGCCATTGCTGCAAAGTATTCACGTTTTGTTAATCCCGCATTGATAATATACCCTTCATCGCTTATTAAAGGAAATGCGGGCCCTTTTGCCTTTGTTCTCATCTTTTCATATAATTTTTAGCCTGTAAAGCAAGAGTAAAACAGTCGATTTCGTCTTGGCTTATTTTGGCTGGTTTAAAATTTGGTTCAAATTTGTAGCCTTCGTTTTGAAAGACTTTCATAAATATTTCCTTTACCCATTTTTTGCCCTTTTGTTCGGGGGAAATATTGTAAACTTCGCAGCCATTTTCTTTAATCCATTCGTAGGCTATTCTCGATGCTCCTTGGTTCATGCCTACATTTCGGGACATCTTGGAAAGAATAGCACGGTTAATGGAATTGTGAAAGGTTAAGTTTTGAAGGCTGGAATCTTCAACCAGTACAACAGGGTGTTCGTATTGTGCCCACTTTGGAACGTCAAGAATAAAATCTACAAACCTTTTGTATTTTTTAAATTCAACCTCTTTGTCTGGCTTAATAAAACAAGCTGCCATTCCGTTTAATCTTATTGCAGGATCAACTCCTATATAGGTTCTCAAAATAGCGATAATTGATATGAAGTAATA